TGAGGAAAAGGTTCGCCGGTGTCTTTGATGATTTACTCAAGACACAGTTGATTCTCAAAGGAGTAATCCGAGAAGACGAGTGGCCTCAAATCAGAGAAGACTTAATGTATAAGTTTGCTTCAGACGCATACTATACCGAGTCAAAAGAACAAGAAGTTTTGAGAAGTAGAGTGGAAATACTGAACAGTGTCGCACCGTATGTAGGACAATTGTTCAGTAAAGAGTACGTTCAAAAGAACATTTTGCGTTTAACGGATGACGAAATTGCTTTGATGGATCAGCAGATCGGTGCTAGTCAACCAGAAGATAATGTAGTAGGAGATAATAATGAGTGAAGAAGCTGAAAACATTGAATTGGAAGTATCAGATGAGGTAACGCCTCAAGATTCCATCAGGAACATGATGGATAAGTGGGCTGATGGTGACCTTACTGGTGCTCAAGACGAATTCTATAGTATCATGAACAAACGTGCGGATGACATGCTCGCTGTCCGAAAGGCAGAAGTTGTCCCGCAAGTTTTTAACGATCCAGAAATGCAAGCGATGGGGTTAGAAGATGCTCCGGACGCAGAAGAATCAGAGGAAGAGGTCACAGATGAAGACGTTTAAAGATTTCCGAGAAGAAGCCAAAGGGGTAGACAAGGCAATGAGGGGTGAACCCTCTGCTAATCATCCCACTGAGGTTGGTAATGAGGGCGACAAGACTCCCCCGAAACAGGGTAGTTCTGAAGAACCCAAACTTACTCATATGTGTGCCATGAAGGTTTCCCATCCCAAGTTTGGTGAAGGTAAACCCATCATGGGAGAACATGCCGAACCCGATGAAGCCGGTAAGGTCTGGTGGTACACGGTAATGTTTGAACATGGAATTGAAAAGTGCGATACATATGAACTAGATGTCCTAGAAGAAGGGTCGCACGGCAATCACAAGAAAAAAGGTTACTAGGAGAAACTAAATGGCAGTCGTAGTCGATGTTTTAAAACTAACACAAGTGGAGGGTGTAGTTTGTGTTCGCGGTACTGCTGCGACTGGCACTATTGCACTTGCCACGACCCTTAAAAAGTCAACAGAAACTCAGAGTTCTCCTACAGTAGACATCAAAGGACTTCAATGGGCATTGTCCTCTGGCGCTAGTGCCAAAGTGCAACGAAATAGTGTAGTCCTCTGGGAACTTATGGAGAGTGGAACACTAGACTTCAACGGATTCAGTGACAACGATGAAAACACAAATGATATCGAAGTTGTCATTGCCGGTGGTGCTGGTGGTTCAGTCGTAGTTAAATGCGCCAAGATTGCTGGATACGGATCACAACAACACCAAGGCGCTGACGGGAGCTTAGGATAAAATGAAACTAATAACCGAAGTCACTGAGGACATCCAATACATCTCAGAAGAAAAGAATGGCAAGAGAAACCTTTACATTGAAGGTGTTTTCTTACAATCAAATCTCACCAATCGTAATAATCGCTCATATCCAAAAGAGATTATGCGTAAAGAGGTAGACAGATATCGTACAGAACAGATAGATAAGAAAAGAGCAATGGGAGAACTCGGTCACCCCGATGGCCCTACTCTGAATCTGGATCGTGTATCGCATATGATCACCTCTCTGAAAGAAAGTGGTGATAACTGGATTGGTAAAGCAAAAATTCTTGATACACCTATGGGTAATATCGTAAAGAATCTTATGGACGAAGGCGCACAACTCGGAGTTAGTTCACGAGGCCTTGGTTCAATCAAAGAAAAGAATGGTATCAATGAAGTTCAAGATGACTTTATCTTATCTACTGCTGCTGACATCGTGGCAGACCCATCCGCTCCGGATGCCTTTGTTAGAGGTATCATGGAGAACAAAGAATGGATGATGGTAAACGGAATTTGGACTGAAAAAGAAATGGACATTGCACAGGCGACTATTCGTAAGGCTAGTTCCCGTGAACTGGAGGAACAGAAACTTCAAGTGTTTAGTTCATTCCTTGATAAGTTATCAAAAATCTAGTTTTGTATAAATAATTATCAGTAACGCAAAATCTCAAAGGAGAATAAAAATGAGCGTAGAAAGCAAAATCAGAGACTTTCTCAAGAAGGGTAAGGAGATCGAAGAATCTCTACAACTCGCTGAAGAAGTCAATGAACTAGAAGAAAAGGCTGCAGCGGAGAACTTAAAGCCCAATGCTACGCCTGGAGATTCTACTAATCCTACACAGGGTAGTTCCAATGCTAACCCCGAAATGCAAGACCTCTCTGGTACTGGCGACAAGCATGGTGGATTGACTTCCCCCATCGGTAAAGCCGCTGCTGCAAAGTTGAGCAAGATGGGTGAACTGCAAAACCAAGGTGCAGGACAGGCTCCTAACTACGAAGGCGGAGAAGACACTGCCAGTGTTGTTGCACAACCTTCTTCAAAAGGTAACGTACATCAAGAGGAAGTTGACGAGATTGATCCCTTCTCTGGTGATGTTATCAACGAAGACGAAGAATCTGTCGAAGAAGAAGAAGTTGAAGTTGTCGCGGAAGAAGAGGAAGTTGCGGAAGTTGAGTCTGAGGAAGAATCAGATGAGTCATCCGAAGAAACTCTTTTTGAGGCAGACATTCAAACTCTCTTTGCCGACGAAGAACATTTATCAGAAGGTTTCAAGGTCAAGGCCGCAGAACTGTTTGAGACAGTCGTAACTGCTCGTCTTGCTAACGAAATTGAAAGTATTCAGACAGAACTTGCAGAAGAAGCTGCCGCTGAGACTGCAAAGTTCAAGGAAGATATGGTTGAAAAGGTAGATCAATACCTCAACTATGTTGCTGAGAACTGGATGAAAGAGAATGAACTCGCTATTGAACGCGGGCTTCGTACAGAGATCACCGAAGACTTCATCAAGTCTCTGCAAGTGGTTTTCAAAGAACATTATATTGAAGTGCCTGAAGAAAAGTATGATGTATTAGGTGAAATGGAACAGCAAATCGAAGAGTTGAAAGGTAAACTCAACGAACAGATTGAGGCTACCGTTGATCTCAAAGGTCAAAATGAGACCATGTTGCGACAGAAAGTTATCGCAGAGGCATCAGAAGACTTGACGTTGACGGAAGCAGAGAAGTTGACCTCATTGTTGGCAGACGTTGAGTTTGGTGACTCTGAAATCTTTGCTGAAAAGGTCGCAGTTGTTAAGGAAACTTACTTCCCGAAACAAGGTGCGTCTGCTATTTCAGAGGAAAAGTTGACCGATACGGTTGACTCCAGTTTCCTTGATGAAACTTCATCTATTAACAAGTATGCTCAGGCTATTTCAAAACAGATTAAAAAGTAAAATTTTTATAAATAAACTTAGGTAAAACAAAAAACCAATCAAGGAGACTACAATGTATCTTTCTGAAGAAATCCAAAAGAAGTGGAGTCCAGTTCTGGATCACCCCGATTTGCAGGAGATTTCCGACCCTTATCGTAAGTCGGTAACTGCTGTAATTCTGGAGAACCAAGAGAAGGCTCTGCAAGAAGAAAAAGGTATCACGGAAGCCGTGCATGCCAACAACATGTCAACTGCTATTGACACTTATGACCCCATCCTCATCAGTTTGGTTCGCCGTGCGCTGCCTAACCTGATGGCGTATGATGTCTGTGGTGTTCAACCTATGACTGGCCCTACTGGTCTTATCTTTGCAATGAAGTCACACTACACTTCACAGACAGGCACAGAAGCCCTGTTCAACGAAGCTGATACTGACTTTGCTGGTGCTGGAACCCACGCTGGTTCTAACCCCGTTGATGGTACTTTCACAACGGGTACTGGTATCACTCGCGACAACGCTGAGTTGTTGGGTGACACTGTAACTCTTAACCAGATGGCTTTCTCAATTGAGAAGACCACTGTAACTGCTAAGTCACGCGCATTGAAGGCAGAATACACTGTCGAACTCGCGCAAGACCTCAAGGCAGTTCACGGTCTTGACGCTGAGTCAGAGTTGTCAAACATTCTGTCTCAGGAAATTCTCGCTGAAATCAACCGAGAAGTAATCCGTACCATCTACAAGGTCGCTAAGACGGGTGCTGCTTCAACTGCAACCGCTGGTACTTTTGACCTTGACGTTGACTCCAATGGTCGTTGGTCTGTAGAACGATTCAAGGGTCTTCTGTTCAACATTGAACGCGATGCTAACGTAATCGCACAAGATACTCGTCGCGGTAAGGGTAACTTCATCATCTGTTCTTCAGATGTTGCAAGTGCTCTGTCAATGGCTGGTGTTCTTGATTACGCTCCTGCTCTCAACACTTCATTGAATGTTGATGACACTGGTAACACGTTCGCTGGTGTACTGAATGGTCGGTATCGCGTATACGTCGATCCTTACTCTGCAAACACTGGTGCTGCATCGCAGTTCTATGTTGCAGGATACAAGGGTACTTCACCGTATGACGCTGGTCTGTTCTACTGCCCGTATGTGCCTCTGCAAATGGTTCGTGCGATTGACCCGTCTACTTTCCAACCTAAGATTGGATTTAAGACTCGTTACGGTATGATCGCTAACCCTTACGTTGTCGATGGTTCTGGTAACACTGACGGTGATACTTTCACCTCTGATCGTAACCAATACTACCGTTCAGTGAAGGTAACGAACTTGATGTAATAAAAAGAATCCCATAAGGGACGTTTTTAAGGGACTCTTCGGAGTCCCTTTTTTTATGTGTTATAAATAGAAGTATGGCATACACACCTAACATCTCAATCAATCAAGGGAACTTTACTGCACAAAGTGGTAGTGAGTTGGATTTCTTACGGCCAAATGGATTTAAGTTCCAAGTTCACAACATCCCTCACACATCATTCTTTTGTCAAGGTGCTAACATACCAGACATTAGTATGGGATTTCCTG